CCTGCCTGGCCCAGCTAGGCAATGAGAATCCACTAAGAATCCACCTCTAACCAACTTCAGGTAAGGTAATCTTTACCATCAGTAAGAAGGAGGAGGAAACCAGCGGAAGACCTCACTGTCTAGCTTTCTCCCTAAGGGGAGAGAGATTTGAGCAGGAGCAATCCTTGCCACTAGTCACCTACCCTCGAAAGGATTCATGATCCCTTTGGAAGGAGGAATTTCACCACCCCTACGTTGATGTTGGAGTAACACAAGCTCTTAGGTTGTGTACCTTACCACCAATTTCGGATGGATTGAAAAACCACTGACAAAGTTGGTTATAATATAGATAATAGAGATACCTACCTCACCTTCCCCCAGGAAATTTATTACCTCTCAGTACCGTTTGGTACCTACTTAACCGTTCGTGCTAAGCCGCTTGGAGATATTAATATTCCACATAAGGGATTGAGTGTGTAGGATATTTGTTACCTATACTATAAATAACTTGTCAGCTTCCCGGGTGTCACTTAGACTTTTCCCGGTAGGCCTAGAAGGCATATTGTAACTGCCCAGTGAGAAAGGAAATGTCCGTTCTCTCCCCTAAGTTAGTCGCTAAATAGATAATAATATTTAGAGACCTCCTCAGGTAAGATAATAGGCATCTCCGATCCCGCTGTTGTCCTGTAGAAATCTCGTCTGAGATCTTCCAGCAGAACCTCGGGGGACACAGTTAGTTCGGAAAGATTAAACCAATCAAGTCCTTGCGGGCTTGGTGGCGTAATCACTTCCGGACTAAGTAGCTCCTCCTCAGGCTGTGCTAGAGGATCTCCCCAAGCAGCCATCAATCCTAAAGGATCATCGAGCGGATCCGTAACCTTGGTAAAGACCATCTCCGTAACTTTTGGAGGAGGCCTTAATCAAAGCTCCGGGTTCGCCTGATAATCATGCAGAATTGATGCTGCCTTGGTGACGAATGACTTCACGACAATTGCATCACCCAGAGACTCACGCAAGTGAGAATCTGGAATGGCTCTTCCCATGGACACATAATGTGCGACCAATCCATCCTCAAGAATATCGGGCGATCTAATCGCATCGATACTCCTTTGGAAAGATCGGGCAAACACTATGTACCCAGGGAGGAATGCTAGACTACCGGGTTTACTACTTAACCCTGGATATTCCTCGAAAAATCACTCCTGATAAGTTTTCATGATCAGGGGCAATTTCTCTTGGAATTTCCTAAGATCTCTTATGTATACATCTCGTTTCACCTCCAAAAGAGCTTTAGTCATCATCTTTTCAATGATTTTAGTCTCTCTTGGAAATGAGGCCGGGACAGTGTTGAACATCGATAGGGATTCTGTCAGAAATGATAGAACCTCTAAAGGTATTGCATTGCCTACTCTCTTTACAGAGAGTATGTATTCATAAACTCCATAGAGCTTGCAGATCCTCTTAGCAATTTGAGGTAATCCACAGGCACTAAGAAGCTCCGAGATCAAAGTAGTGGCTAGCTTGCCATCGGGTAGTGACCAGCCATGTGTAGCTTGGTTTGCTAAGAAATTGTGGAGAAGAGTAAAACTCCTCTTCACAGATTCAAAGCCACCAATACTAAAAGGTGTCACTTCTTGTCTTTGGATGAATCATCTCTTGGCGAATTCAAACGAATCGTAAGAAACGTGAGTCTTGGCCGCTGAGTAATCCATACCAAGTTCAAGAAGTAATCTTTTATATGACTCTGCAACATTAGAGTCAGCTATAACTACATCATCACCAAGGACTACATAAGATTTGAACATCTCACGATGTCCAATTCTAAATGCAGCCCACTGAATGATGAAGTGGTGCGTAAAC